TTCCGCAAGAATCCAGTTGCTGGAGTTGCGTTTCTCGCTTTGGTTGGCGTGAGTTATTTATACTATGACGTGAAGAGTTCGTACACCGAGCAACTTGAAAATAGTAACAAGAAAATTGAAGCGTTGGATTTGAAGATTGACCGCCTCGGATATGCCTTAAAGAAATCGGATAGTGCATTGGCAGCTGCCATCACAGAACTTCGCATCATTAACACCGTCAAAAAATTATGAGATACTTAGTTATTTTGTTTTGCGTATTTATCGCAGCGATTGAGATTGCCTTCCCTGTTGGTGCAGTAACCACACCTCCGATTGATGAGGTCGAAGCGATGTTGAAAAAGGTTGAATCCAATCTTCGCCAAGCATCCGCAGTTGTATCCGTGGCAAAAGCCAAAGGCGAGAAATTGGTTGAAGGAAAGGTTCAAGAGAAAGCCGAATTAAAAGAAGCGGTGATTGTTGCGGAGAAGAAAGCGGAAGCCGTGGTTGAACAGATGCACGTCATAGAGGACAAGATGGAAGTGTATGCCGTTAAAATGGTAGGTGCTGGACTTGATACCACAACCACACCAATTGAGTTCAAAGGTGAGATTTACGATGCGTATTTGAACTATGTGAGCGAAGGTGGTAAAGAAGAATTTGACTATTTCAGAATGTACATATGGGGGCAAAAGTAAACATCACGTCATTCCGTGCTAAACCAAAAAACAAATTGGGTCGGCACACCAAACACAAGAACAAACACAAGAGTTTTAAACCATATAAAGGACAAGGCAAATGATAGACAAAATCAAAGTGGCAATGAAGGCGAAGGGATATGCCTTTTTTGAAAATGGTGATTACAACATCAACATCATCGGAATCCGCAACTCGGATACAGGTAACAAAGTGACAAACGTCTTTGATGACTTCCTCACCGTGAGTTACAAAATCGGTGATGTGTGGCACTTCAAAAAATGGATGGCGACAACAGATCCCGGCACAAAGGGAGTGAAGGAATTTCACAACGCACAAGGTGTGGCTCGGTTAGTTCCTGGTCAATATCGTGGTTCACACGCTATCGGTTTACATCAAGGCAAATATGAGGCGTTGAAACAAGCCAAACCAGTGAAGGTTTACAGAGATGCCAACAAGGATATGACCTATGACACCAAGACAATCACAGAAGGTGTGTACGGCATTAACATTCACAAGGCTGGAGCAGATTCAACCTATGTTGAGAACTGGAGCGAGGGATGTCAGGTGTTCAAAAAGTCCGCAGATTTTGACGAGTTTATGTTGCTTGTAAAAAAGGCTGCGACATTGCACGGCAATTCATTCACATACACACTTTTAGAAAGTAAAGATTTATGAAAAAATTAATGGAAATTTTCACGGGTGACAAAGGAGAAATGTCGTCAAAAAGATTCGTTGGGATCATCGGTGCTTTTGTACTTTTTGGTACTATGGCTCACAATAGTTTGTCTCCAGCTGATATTGTACCTTCTCCTGAATTGGTGAGTGCAGTTGAATTCATCGTGATTGCTTGTCTTGGATTCACATCAATAGACAAGTTCTCAAACAAAAAAGATTAAACGCTATTTGATAGAGATGATATTCCAAAGATTGAATTTTCACGACAACAAACTTCCCGTGTTCAAAGAGAACAAGGCGAAAGGATTCGTCACCTTTGGGGCAGATAATCTCTATCCTGATTTTTTAATTGAACTATTTAACAAATCCCCAAAACACAATGCAATCCTTTCTGCAAAAGCTTCATACGTTGCTGGAATTGGCACTGAGGTATATGGACAAAACACCACCGACATCGCCAAAATCCAAGCCAAACTCAAAAGCATCAACGCTTACGAAACCTACGAAGAACTCAAAGCCAAAATAGCCTATGACGCTGAGTTGTTCAATGGCTTTTGCGTTGAAGTAATTTGGAACAAGGCGAAGACCGCACCATCCGAATACTATCACATTCCATTCAAGGATGTTCGCAAAGGTCTTGAGGGTGATTTTGTTTATTGTGTGGACTGGACTGATTCCAAAGCGGAGAAGATTCACTACCAACCATACAACCCCATCACGAGAGAATCAAAGCAATTGTATTATTGCCAGTTCTATCGTCCCGGTCAGGGTGAATATCCCTTGCCTGATTACGTTGGTGCATTGAAATACATCGAAGTTGATACCGAGATTTCCAATTACTACTTGAATAGCATCAAGAACGGATTCACGGCACAAACTCACATCCAGTTATTCAAAGGAATCCCCACACCTGAAGAAGCTCGTGCAACTGCGAGACGATTCAAGGAGAATTATCAAGGAACGGACAATGCCGGTGGGTTAATCATTCAATATAACGATGCAACGGAGAAGGAATCTGTGATCAGCAATCTTCAACCATCGGATTTTGACAAGCAATTTGACCTTTTAAACAAGACAGTTCAACAAGAGATATTTGTTGCACACAAGGTGAACTCTCCAATGTTGTTTGGTGTGCGTGTAGAGGGGCAGTTAGGTGGTCGTTCGGAGTTGATTGAAGCCTATGAGATGTTCCATCACGCATATATTGAACCACGTCAACAAAAGATAGACGATACTTTCGCCTATTTGCTTGAACCAATTGCATCGGTGAAGTTGGAAACCATCAACAAACCACCAATCGGACTTGACTATCAGGCTTTGTTCACCGCTGGAATCATCACCAACGAAGAAGCCAGGAAAGAACTTGGATTGCCATCAATATCAAACGTACAAGTAACATCATCTCTCAACGATGCAATCAATGCCTTGAGTCCTTTGGTTGCGAACAACGTCCTTTCAAATATGACGGTGAACGAAAAACGTCAATTGGCTGGACTTGCTCCAATACCCGGTGGAGATTCACTTGGTTCGTCACCTGTGGCGTTGTCAAAACAAAACCCTTTCGGATGGGATGACGAACGTGATATCAAGGTGTTCCAATCACACGGTGAACCAGCGGAGAACTTTGAAGCCTACACTTTTGAATTCGTGGATGCCGTTGAAACTGCCATATTGAACGTATTGAAAGAAAACAAAGGTCTTCAAGTTGGGGACATTGTGAACATCACGAAACTGGATGCGAAGGTTGTCGCAGATGCAATTGCTAAACTTGCCAAAGCGGATTTGGTGAAGTCATACGAAGACGGTTTGGAAACCACACCCAAAGGAGTTGAAGAAGTTAAGCGTTTACAAACTGAAATCGTGGTGAGATACAAGTATGGTTTGGCTGCCGGTATTGAAGGACCAATCATTATTCCAACAAGCCGTGATTTTTGCCGACAAATTGAAGGAAGCAACCGTGTTTATTCAAGAGAAGACATCAATGCTATGTCAACCCAACTTGGATACGATGTGTGGAAAAGAAGAGGTCAATGGTACACCAACCCTGATACAGGAATCACCACCCCACAATGCAGACATATCTGGCAACAACAATTATTGAGGAGGATTAAACGATGACAAACTTTGTATACTTCATTTCAACCACTTATCTCAAAGACAACACCCCTTTGAATGAGAACGTGGACGATAAACTTTTGAAATCAGCCATAAAAGAAGCTCAAGAGATCTATGTGCGTGACGTGATTGGTTCAGGCATTTACAACGAACTCCAAGTTCAAGCCTTCGCTGGTACTTTGACTCAATTGAATACAACCCTTTTGGACTCATACATTGCACCTTGTTTGAAATACTACACGTTGACCGAAGCAATGCTTCCAATGACCTTCAAACTGATGAACAAATCAGTTGCATCAAGGGAGAGTGACAACGCTCGTGCAGTATCCGTTGAAGAAATGACAATGATTGAAGGTCGTTATCGTGACAAAGCCGAATACTATGCCAACAGATTGAGAGATTATTTGCGGACATACACGAATGATTATCCATTGTTCTTGAATCCAGGCTCTACCTTTGACACAATCCGTCCAAAGAACACCGCCTTCGTTGGTGGTATTTATCTTCCCACATCACAAGATTGTTTTTGGAATTATGACTTCCCCAACGAGAACGAATAAATGGCAAAAGAACAACGAAGCCAAACTTCTCAAATTTCTCAAAAATGACACTAAACCAAATAATCAAAAAAATACAAACCGCAGCGGAAAGCCATAAGATGGTTCACAAATTCTCTGTTGGTCAGCAGTCAAATTTGACCGTTGAGAATGTGGAGTATTATCCTTTGGTTTGGTTGTATCCTGATGGGTTCAATTTGACATCTACCGGCAACTTGTTAACCTACAACTTTGCGTTGCTTGTGATGGACAGAGTATTTGAAAGCGAATCAAACACAATCGAAGTTCTTTCCGATACTGCCCAAATAATGACCGACATCTTCGCTTTGATTGAGGACAACACTCAAGACGATGAAGATTTTGAGATTGTCATCAACGGCAACGCTTCACCATTTTACGATTCAAAAACCGACATCCTCGCTGGATATGCAATCAACTTCCAAGTCCTCACTCCTTATCTTCACAACACTTGCGTTGTTCCTTTTTAGTTGGCTATGGGCGTTCTTTCACTATGAAGAACCAGTTCGTTACGTCAAGCCATTAAACGTGGAATTACACGAGAGAATCATTGAAAAAGAGAAGATCAAACGAATCACATTAATCCAAGAGCTGAACCACTATGATACGATTTTTCTTGATACTTTTGATGCTACTTCTTCAGGACTTGAAGGGGCAATCAATCTCCATAGATTCTGCGACTCTACGCTCGGCCAATAGTTACCTCGTCAAAGGTGCAATCGCACGGCAAAAAGTAGGGCAATTGATGAAGATTGTCCACTCGGATTCCATCATTATTGCCGAACAAGATTCAGTCATAACCAAACAAAAGGTAAACATCGCATATTTAAACGATGAGAATGATTCACTTGTGAAGCAAAATAAAGCCATCTCAAGGAC